GAATCGCCATCAAGTAGTAGCCCAGTAGACTTCAGTCTAGCATTGTGCTACCAAAGAAGCGCATTATCAACATGCTTACGCCAGCCAGTCTGCTGATCCTTACGAGCTTTTGTGCGTTGTTTACGGCAGCCCCGCCTTATTTCCCTAGCACCTTCAAGGAAATTGGCTGCGCGGAGCAAATCTGCAGTGCTGGCACGCGCTATTTCGTACTGCAAGAACTTCATAACTATCTGCCGCCCTGTTTCCGGTGGCATAGGCAGCATCCATCACTTCCGCAAGACTACGGTAACAACCTGTTTCCTGAGGGCTACGGAAGAACCATCCGTTAAGCGTTCGATAGATGCTGACCATGCTGCGCTACTTCCTAGTGAATTTCAGACCAACGCTTTCCTACAGAAGGTTCAGCTAGAGGCGGAATATCTCCCAGCCACTTAGCTTCGGCGCTTTCCATTACTTGTTTTAGCTGGTCCGCCCACTGCTGCGCCTTATCTTCACGAACAAGTAAGAGAATTTCATCGTGGATACAAGCTGCAATTTTTACTTCCTGTTCACCAGCTTCAAGAACCTTTGGCCAGAGGTTTCCTAGAGCGCATTTAAGGATGGCCGCACCAGCACCTTGAATTGGAGTGTTGCACCTTACCGTAAGGCGGTTCATGTCACCTGGCAGAAAGCGCCGCATATCAGAGCCTGGGATACGAATTTCGGCCCACCGGTTACTTGCTGTCTTTGATGCGTCTGCAGCATTCTGGTTTTGCCACTGCCTCACACCTGCATAAGTGCTCAACCATTGGTTACGAATTGTTGCAGCGGCTTCAACCGTCATGGTGACACCAGAGCTAGCAGCGTAATCACGCAAGCCTTTAGCGCCTGACCCATACAGCAAACCAAAATTGGCGCTTTTCGCAATCTGGCGAGTGCAGCCAATTGCCTCAGCGGTAACCGTGTGAAGGTCTTCACCAGCCTGGAACGCCTTGGTCATCTTTTCATCCTGCGCCACTGCTGCAGCGAGCCGAAGTTCCATCTGCCCAAAATCCGCATCCACAAGCAGCCAACCATCAGGAGCTTCAACACATTGCCGAAACTCTGTATCACGGGGAATTTGCTGGTTGTTGGGCTTGATGCAGGACATACGGCCTGATTCCGCTCCAAGCTGGAGGTAGCTGGCACGTACAAAGCCACCTGGGTCCATTTTTTCAAGGATCCCTTCAGCCATTTGGCGACGCTTTTCACTTTTCTTCCAGGCCAAATAGGTCTGTATGACATGGTGATCCGCAGCGTAATCCTGAAGTGCTGCTTTACTAGCACTAGGCTTACCCGTTTTACTGTCCCTTGGCACTGTCCCCAGAAGTGCTGTGAACTTTTCTAACAATTGCTTAGGGCTACTTAAGTTGAAGCCTGCCTCTAGCTTGGTCCCACGACGAGCATCACCCGTAGCTTTTGGCCTGAGGTTAAACGCTTTCGGCGCCGTTTCAATCTGTTCAATTTCAGCGTACCACTTCTCGTAGTCTGAGTCTTCGTGCCCCATTTGCGTGACAAGGTCTCGAAGCTTTGAAAGTCTTTGAGTATTTGCTGCTTCTCTTGGGAGCTTATGTTCCGCCGGAAGCGCATTATCAAGTTCCCGTAAAAAGTCTCTACCGAGCGCATAAATGTCGTGTTGGTAATCAGTACAAAGCTGCTCAAGACTGGTACGGTTCCAAGGAAGCCCGGTACGCCACATCTGGGCCATAGCGGGAAGTGCTCTGCACTCTAATGTATAAGCTTCGGAAAGCCTTGCATTCTGTAGCGCCGCTGTAAGTGGATAGTCCAGCTGCAGCAGCACCTCAACATCTTTAGCGGCATAGACCAACTGGTCTCGACTTAAGACTGGAACGCTCCAATCAGACCGCTGCTGTTCCTTGTCAAGTTCAATTTTGAGGACACGCTTGGCAACATGAGCCAATCCGTGTCTGAGGTTAGGCGTTCCATTGTGGTGGAGCTTACTGGCAAGCATGGTGCAGCCAACCCGGCCACGTACATAGATGCCATGTTCCTGCAACCAACCAAGGTCAAAAACTGCGTTATGGGCTAACCAGTAACGCTCACCATTGGTAAAGAACAGTCGGAGTTTTTGCCAGCCATCTGCATCTAGTTCAAAGCAGTCAATGATGACGATAGTTTTACTGACTTCGCAGCCCAACTGGATCAAGCGAAGTTTGCCTATTTCAGGCTGTAGCTGGAGCGTTTCAGTATCGAAGGCGATAGAAATTGATGTCGAGATCCTGTGCAGGTGCTCGACACCAAAAAACAAGTTGTAGTCAGACATGGGTGGTCTTCAAAGAAGTGTGTATTCAGGAAGTGGGCCTGTCCATTCGGACTCGTGTTGGCCTTCGGGACTGTACCATCCGCTGTCGTCAATACGCCAGCCAGCTGTGCAACGCTTAAGGGCCTTGTAGTTTTCCCAAACAGGTTCTTCAGGAAAAGGGTTTCCGTAGTCGTGTTCCCAGTCGTGTTCGCTGATGCCGGTGGGTGTATACCAGCCACCTTCGTCAGCTTCCCAACCTTCTGCAGTGCGTATTTTCCAGAGCTTGTCTTCGTCGGCCATAGCGCGATCAACTTGAGCAGCGTTCACAGCGTAGTTATCGAACCAGGCCGCAACCCGAAGGTTGTAATCTGCGGCCTCATTTTGTAAGTAGCTTGGAACGTTCTTAAGTTTTACGCTTGCAAAGGTGCTGGTGTCAAGTGGGTGTGTAGACATGATTAAAGAGGAAAAGTTTCGTAAGAGGTTTGCAAGAGGTTTTTGATGATTACCTCTAGCTCTGCAACCCTATCATTGGAGTCAAGGTCGCAGACAATTGGGACTTCAGCTGTAAACCATTTGTAACCACAGGCTGGGCATTTACGGCCCCGCACAATGCTGCTTTCAAAACGAGGTTTGGTTTGAGTGACCCACCGATCACCTTTTTGCGGTGACCGGTTGCAGTCTGGACAGTTCATGCGAGAGGATCGTCATAAGGGTCAAGTTCAAATTCTGAAATCAGGCGGCATAAGTACCACCTGGCTTTGCGGAGGTCTTCAAGGCCATTTTTCTGGCGATACCTCCAGATGTATTTGATACAATTGCCGCGCAGATAACCAAAAAATTCTTCGGTTGTCATTACGGCTTTGACCGCTTCAATACACTCCATGCCGCTACTGCTTTGGTAGTGCGCTGGAGCGTTGACAGGATCAGTCATCAGTTGTCCTCCTGTGTTGTTGTTGATTCATTGATCATTACGATTACCTTGCGAGGAATGTTTTCATAGCTCCACACTTTTTGCATCGCAAAGTGTACTTATCCCATGTTAGTGCCTGGTTAAAAACTTCCCATTGATGGAAGCATCCAGAGAAAAGAAATTGAATTAGCTTAATCATGAGTTGTCCTCCAATTGGTTGAATGTGTCAATCAGTTCTTGGTTGCCTGATTCTGTGATTAGTCGTTGAAGCTTTTCTTTAGGTGTTTCAACAAACTCCCACTTACGACCGCTGATTGTGCCCCAGTCATTGCCTGTGATAGTGCCTATGACACCGCCACCGATATCGCCATAGATATCGCCTTTGACATCGCCATAGATATCGCCATTGACAGCGCCATTGACAGCGCCATAGATGTTGCCAAAGACAGAGCAGACTCCCCAGCCCAGGGCACCCCTATGCTCAAAACTAACAAGCTTTAGGACTTCTTCAAGTGTGATTTGTTTGGTCATCAGTTGTTCTCCTGTGTGGTGGTGGGTCTGCGGTTTTCCCATATACGATTTAATGCTATGTTTTGGGTTGCGTCTTGCACAATTTGATCGAGTTGCTCACCCGTCAAGCAATAAAACTCTGCGCTGAAGGTAACGCCCTGATAAGTTTCTTCGCGTGAGAAGATGTCTTTTCGCTTAAGAATTTCCTCAGCAAGGCGACGCGCTAGTTTTAACTGAACAAATTGGGTGACATCTTGGTCTTCTATCAGCAATCCGTGGGCGAGCGTTATGCTTGCACTAATCCTGCGTTCGATTGTCATGATTCTTCCTCCTGTGTGTTTGTTGGGCGCATTGCTTCTCGAAGGTCTTCCAGAAGTTCGTCCTCTTTAATGTAAACATTTGGAAAATTATCGTAGAGATAAGTATAACCTTTGTAAAAGTCATGATTCATTGGTGCGCTACAGTACAGCACCAAATAAACCCAAAGGTTTACTTTCAACCACTCAATCACCTGTTCCAACTGGGCATCACGACCTAAATCGTAAGCATCTCGAACAATTTTGGTAGCAATTTCGATCTCCTCAGTGATCTGTGCCCGGTCGGCTTCCATGTCGAACTCAGTTCCGTGCAAAATCCTGTCATAATCTGACATTGAAGCCGAATAGGCCCATTCACAAATAGGCTGTATAAGGTCAGAGACCATTTCGTCAGTCAGTGGGTGTTCAGTCATTAGTTTTTCTCTTGTGTGTTAATGGGTGCTTCTTTGATAAGTCTCAGCAGCGTGTCGCGTTGACGAAGACGGGCGGCGGAGTAGACGGCGGCTTTGGCGTCAGCGGCGGAGGCGGACCAGGCGGCGTCGGCGACGAAGGTGGCGACATCAGCGGCGGACAAGGCGGCGAAGCCGGGCCAGGCGGCGAAGCCGGGCCAGGCGGCGTCAGCGGCGGCGTTGGCGGCAGCGGAAACGGGCCAGTAGGCGGGGTTGGTTACGGCAGCCTCAGGCCAATCCCGGCCTTCTCCTAACAGATCCATCCCTTCAATGACTGGGTCAATAACGGCTTGAATGTCATCAGGAACAGGCGGCAACGCCCGCAGCTCTGCAGCAAGAAACTTCCAGCCGACGAGGGTCAGATCTTTGCCGTCAGAGCCCACGGCCTCAGGTAGCGCAGCGAAGAATTTAATCTCCGAAGCCGCAGGCAACCTCTCAAAAATAGATTCGGCAATGCGGCTGACCATCAACGGGATCCCGTATTCGTTCTCGATAAATTCAGGGTTGTTTATACCGTTGGCGAGACAGCCTATAAAGCAGGTCTTGTAACTACCTTGAGCAATACGATCAGCTTTAACGTGATCTGCTACTTCGGATTGGAGCTTTTGAAAGTTTTTGGTAATCATTAGTTGTTCTCCTCTTGGGTAATGGGAGCTTCAGAAATCAGCTGTAACAGCGTGTCACGCTGACGGAGGCGGGCGGCGGATTTGGCGGCGGCGTCGGCGGCGTCGGCGGACCAAGCGGCGCGGGCGGCGTAGTCGTAGTCAGCGGCGGAGGCGGAGGCGTGGGCAAAGGCGGCGGCGTCACGGGCGAAGGCGGCGGCGGCGTCGCGGGCGGCGTCGGCGGACCAGGTAGCGGCGTGGGCGGCGGAGGCGGCATTGACTGCACTGGCGGCGTGCCAGTAGGCGGCTTCGGCGGCGGCGGCGGTGGCGTCTGTGGCAGCAGCGTCGACGGCAGCCTCGGGCCATTCTTTGCCTTCTGCTAACAAATCCATCCCTTTAATGACTGGGTCAATAACCGCTTGAGTGTCATTAGGGACGGGCGGCAACGCCCGCAGCTCTGCAGCCAGGAATTGCCAGCCAACTCGCGTCAAATCTTTGCCGTCACATGCGCCCGCCTTAGCAAAATCAGCAAAGAATTTAATCGCCTCATCCGCAAGTAACCCTTCAAAGACAGATTCAGCAATACGGGTGACCATCAGCGGAATACCGTATTCGTTCTCGATAAATTCAGTGTCGTTTCTACCATCGGCGAGACACCCGATAAAACAGGTCTTGTAAGAGCCTTGCGCGACAAGATCAGCTGATACGTGATGGGCGACCTCGTCTTTCAGTTTTTGGAAGTTTTTGGTCAGCATTAGTTTTCCTCCTGTGTTGTTGTTGGACGCATTGCTTTTTTAAAGTCGTCAAGCAATCCGTCTTCATCAAAGCAAGGGCCATCGTGGGCTTCATACATATACACAGCTGCGTGATCTTTCAACCACTCAATCACCTGCTCCAACTGCCAATCGGCGGCAGAACGCATGTTGTCTCTCTCAGCAGGATCGGAAGGCCACGTCGCAATTAGATGGCAAATGTCGTCAGTCAGTGGGTGTTTGGTCATTTGAGTTTTCCTATGTGGTGGTGGTGGTTCGTCTTTCTGTGGGGGATGCGATGCAGGTGTTTGCGCTTTCTTTGATCAATTCAATCGCTTCACTAATAGATAAATCAGGAAAGTTTCTGATGTCAAAATTTCCAGTGGCTAACCAGAAAACTCCATCGGGGTCACAAAATCCCGTTTCAACATCACGCCAACCAAAGCCGGTCATTCGATGCACAACTGTGATGGATCCCCATGGGGCGTGATGAGCCTGTTGACTATCGCCGGGTTCATACATTGGAACATCTTTGAAAACCAAGTCCGCAAGCTTTTGTGTTAGGGCAGTCATTTGAGTTTTCCTATGTGGTGGTGGTAGTGGTGGTTGAAGTTCGTCGATTGGTTGTTGGTTCTGAGTAGTTAGTGGGGGAGCGGTCAATTCGTAACTCACCGCAATCGCAATACTCTGGGCCTTGCTCACAAGGACCTCCACATTCCGCGATAGTTGCTGGATTGTAAATAATCTCGGGTTTAGCCATTAGTTTTCTCCTGTGTGTTTGTTGGGCGCATTGCTTCCCTGAGTTCTTCGGGGATGTTTACCGCTTCGAGGCTGCTCCCACGCTCGGAGATTGTTTCGTTAAGCCACTCAATCACCTGCTCCAACTGCCAATCAGCAGCCGTTCGCATGAAGTCCTCAGCGTCAAGGGGCTGAGACATGTCCATAAGTCGTTCAAAAGAAAACAAACTCAGTGCCTTTTCGTTAGTCAGTGGGTGTTGGTTAGTCATCGTCAAAAGTAATTGGGGGAATAACGCACCAATCGGTGATCCAGGGCAACATGCGTAGCACCTGTTCCCGTGTTGGTGCGTTTGTATTGTCTAGTGGTTCGTCCCAGAGAATGACTGCCTGACAGTGTGCAGAGTCAAACTCGGGTGGATCTAGGTGTGTTGCAGGTAAGACCTGAACAGCATCATCAACAATGGCCTGAACAAACAGGGCATCGGATCCTCTGGTGTAGCTGTAGCTGATTAGTTGAGCGTGGGCCATGGTGGGGCTCCGAACTACTTGCTTACAGTAGCACACTATGTCAGGTGCGCCGTAATGCTGGGGAAGAACTCATGCGCGTAGGTGCTCATGACACTGGCATCAATACCAGAATTGAGAGCAATGTCTATGTCGCGTTCCAGTCGGCAGAAGTCCTCAGGCGTGTCGTGATACAAACCTTCACAAACACTGATAGGCAGCAAGTCCGTTACATACGCCGTATACCGCACAACTGCTAAATAAGGCGTCGGTCCTTTTAGCTCGTAGTACGTGATGGTGGCCCATTCTTGCATTGGACCGCAGTACCTGACACCAGTCTGGCTCAGGAACCAATCATTGAGCATAATGTAGTAGTGAGCATTTTTACAATGGATCCAAACCGTGAATTTGTCTACGAGCGGTACGCCCGTGAAATTTCCAGCTGTGAAGACACGAAAGAACTGCAAGAGCTGGCCTGCAAGTTCTTTCGCTTTTACCTAACACAACAGGAAGTCGTGGAAGGGCTTATCAAAAAGGGCTGGCTGCCCGATTTACCCGATGACTCTGACATGGGCTGATCGTTCCCTACCGGCACGACTCGCATTTTTATTGGCCGCAACCTGCAGAGCCGTTTGCTTAAAGCAGGCCCGTTTTGTTTTTATAGGAATAGCTTTAAGGAGCTTTTGCACTTTAAAAACAAAAAACTCCTCGTCTTCACTGGCCTTTTCGTCGGTTATGTGGGACGACTGAACTCCGTTGCATAGAGAGCTAACCATCCAGTAAGAAAAAGCAGGCGATTCCAAAAGATCCCTTAACAGAACGTGTTCAGAAGCTGCGAGTACGTTTTCAGGTAGATCAAATGTAGGCATGAGTGTAAGTAGGTTTACTAGAGTAGTGGACCGTCAGAATCCTACACGAAGTCGTCGTCAAAGTCACCAGCCAAGAATTTATTTATCAATTTCTTCAAAAAATACGTCCTTTTTACATCAATATCATCCAATTTTGCATCCATACGCTTCACCAAATCTGAAGGCATGTTACTGACGGTGAAGGTTTGTTTCTGTGTTGGTCCGGTCGTAAGTAACTGCAACTTTTTATTTTCGGACTTAAAAGTGTTGAAAGAACTAATGAGCGTACCAAACGCTTTGTTGTCGTACTTTGTAGACGGTTGCTGTGCAAGTACCCTAATCGTAGTGCCAGGCTCAATACTGGCAATAGTTTCCTGTTGCTGCTGAAGGGGCATATCGCTATGGCAGTAACACCGCATACTTGTAGCAGGGTTATTTAAGCGGTCATATATTTGAGCCGAAGGACTGGTAATTGCACCTTCAATAAACGGGCGCTTATTACTATCAGCAGCGGCAAAAGTTACACAAACTTCAACAGGCAGGCTATCTGCATACCTCCCCACCTTAAAATAAAGTTCGGTTTCTTGCGACAGCATGTGAAGGCTTGTAAGGCCCTCACATACTACACAGACAAACCTAGGTCAGTCGGACCACTTGTTCCAGGCTGCGTTCATCAGAGCGTCTGATTCCTGCTTGGTGCGGTCCATCTCCTTCACGCGGGGATATTGCCCTGAGTGTCCAGTATGGGCAGAACCCGCACCATCACAGGGTTCTGAGGCTGGACAGCCCCCTATACCAGCTGCAATGTGTCCAGGCTCAGTATCCGCACCTAAATCAAGGCTGGACACTTCTTCTTTTCCTGAGGTGCTGTCCACCCTGAGATCCGTTCCAGTGGAAGGGGTTTCTTTAGGTGGACACACATACGCAACCTCTCCACACGCGAGTACAGCCTGGTACGTCTTTTTTCCGTACCTACCAACCCCTGGAATCTCAGAAATAAGACCGCGCTTTACCAACCGTTGGAGCGACTTCTGGATAGCAGCCGTTTTTCCGCCCACTACTGGATCGGAATTGAGGTCTGTATTGGAAAATGCACGAGGGTGCCCAATACGAAGCCTCTGGAGCACCTTGTCAGTGACGCTGGAAGGCGATGTATTGCTGTCATCGACCTCTGGGGTGAAATCAGCCACGGAGAAGCTCAGGTCGTCTTCTTGGCGCATGATGAGCGCCGTACCGGAACGACCAGACCTGGACTTCTCAATCGTGATGATTCGGCTGTGCGCTGGAGCGGAACCTTTTTCCACGTCGTCTTTGCTGGGTTTACGGAGTGACCATGTTTCATCGACAGCATCCCGAATGGCAGAGGTGCCACGAAATCCGCCCTGCTTATTGGCGTGGTGAATGATCAGGATGGTTGTTGCAGGGAACAGCACCCCGTTATTCCTAGTCAGCCAGTACAGCGGCGTCGCAAAGTCAGACTTGTTTTCATCGAATGCCCTACCACCAGAGCAACCGATCAACGAGTCAATAACAACAAGCTTTGGCTGGACCTTTTCCATCAGCTTGATGAACTGGGCATAACGCTGGAGCGACCAATCGGTAAGCAGCTTTGTATTGGAGTCCATCGGGTATTCAACTTCTTCCAGCTGCTCTTTGAGCTGGATAAGTGGCTGGTCACCATTCAGCAGCAGCACAGAGCCCTGCTGCACTGGAACGTGCTTCCCACGGACCACAAAGGGTGCTCCAGTAGCAATGTGCTTTGCCAGCGTCCAGGCAAACATGGATTTGCCATCACCACCAGCGCCATAGATCAGAACAACTGAAGGATGCGGAAGCACATCAGGGATCAGATATTCACGCTGGCCCTCTAAATCTTGGAGCGCGGCCACATCCATAAGCCCCTTAGCGCCTTCAAACTGAATCTGGTCAACGATTAGTTTTTCGAGTGCAAATTGGTCCCGATAACCAGCATCAAGGGCCAAACTATTCAGCTTGAAGTTCATTTCAGCGGGGTTATCCAGCTCCAGATAGGACCGCGCTTTTTCAATTACTTCCTCAAACGACAGCGAAACCCGTTGATAAAAAACAGGCTTGGCCTCCACTTCATCAACAACTGCGCCGCAGCCATCACGGGTAAAGCGTGCCCGTTCTGGGTCGTAATGATCAGCTAGCCGGATAAGGCTTCCAAAGCCCAAACCGCCTTGTGCCTTAAAACCATTTTCCCAGCGACTTAGACAAGGATCTTTGCCATCAGCCCAGTCATCTTCGTATTCAGAATCCTGCAGCGACCATTCACGCCACAGGTTTAGACCTTCATCACCAGGCAGGTCGGACTGGAGCATGGCACCGATCTGCCACCAGAGCTGTTCAGAGCCCCGGCCTTGTGGCTGGATGACTGACAAACAGGACTGAGCAATGGCAATCCGTTCTTCAGTGGAACGCATTGACCAGCGGCCATCACGGACCGATTTAGTGACTTTCTTGTCGTTCTTGGCCTTGAACGACTGCTTCATGTGCTCTAAAAGCCACCTAGGAGCCTCTGGAACAGCGTTTAGGTCACCTTCAAGCGTGTATGTACCACCAGCGGGGTAGGCACCGTTTAGAAGCCCTTGGCGGCCCCACAGAACTTCCCAGCCTTCACCGCTAGCAGCAAGGCTGATGTCTGAGACCTCAGTCCAAAGTTCGGATGGAACGGTAAACAGGAACTTTGCAGCCGCTTTCTTGGGCGATGTAATGCGTGGAGCCTTAGCTAAGTCTTTGCCCCACTTGGCCTCAACAGTGCCGAGGTTGGCATCAACGTCAAGGACGACCAGCCCTTCAGAGCGTGGTCCTGTGAAAACACCAACAGCCTGGAACTTTTCGGGTTCACGTTCAATGACCATCGCCGTGGCTTCGGGCGACATCTTGTCGTGGTGCGCCCTACCAAGCGGATTTTTGCCGCAGGCTTCACCGCCTTTCGGCATTGGAACGCCTTTTTTGTAGATAGGCGCTGTTGCCCACTGGTTCGGCAAAGACCGAACAAACGACAGCAGATTCATTTGCTAAACTCATACAGGGAGACATGGACACGCGCCCTAGAGTCTTACCAACTCTGGGGCGCTTTTCATTGTAGCGGAGCTGTCCACCCTCATCAATGTGCTATATTGGCCAAGCACCGGGCAGTTCTAGCCCACAGCTAAAGCCATTCAATGAGTTTCCTAAAGAACAAAGAGGCCGTTGCAGGCGGCGCAGGCGGCGGTTATCTAAACCCCAGCAAGATCCAGGCAGGCAGCCAGGTTCGTTTTGCGTTGCTCGCCGAAGAGCCACTGGAATTTTATGAGTGCTGGGGCGAAGCTACAGACGGCAGCGTCAGGCCATTCCGTTTTCTTGACGATCCATCACCTGCTGATGTTGAGCAAGAAATGGGACCAGGCTATTCACGCCGGATGAACCGGGAAGGTACTGGACCGGAAGCCGTCAAGTTTGCGATTGCTGTGCCCTGCTACAGCCACGAGTCAAGAACCATTCAGGTTCTGAGCATTACTCAGAAGAGCATCATCAAGGAATTTGACAGCCTTTCCCAAATGGAAGACTACGAAAACCTGATGGAATGGGACTTTGTTTTGAGCAAGGAAGGCTCAGGACTAAACACGGAGTACACACTGCGGCCTGTACCCCGTAAGTCCAGCCAAGCAGTGATGGATAAGGCATGGGACGCAGCATTAAAGGCTGGTTTTGACATCACCAGGCTCATTGCTGGTGGTAATCCATTCAAGGAAGCTGCCTAGCACCTAACAATGCCCCGTGTTCCTATGGCACGGGGTTTTTTGTAGCTATAGTAGATATGGGAAAGAGTATTTTATGACCTCTAGGGAACAAGTACAAGAACAACGAGAACGGCAGAATAGGCTGGAACGTATGTACATGGACGATGGCCGGGACGACCCCAAGCACCCCTACCACAGGTTGTTCACCGGACTTAAGCAAGGTGCCGGAAACAAAGATTGAAACAGAATCCGACTCGATGGTGCGTATCACGGTCGGCGATAAGGTCGGTTGGGTTAGTTCATATCACTTAATAGTCCCAAAGGAAAATCAGCTTATAAACGCATGGCTAGCCAAACACAGGAAAGACTGAATAACCTAGGTAGAAATACCCTGGTACGTGATGATTCTGGCCCTTTCCGCGTGTATCGGGATGACGCTGGCAGCGTTTTTCACAGCGTTACGCACATCCTCAAAGAAACTGCACCCGAATGGCAGCAACAAGCCCTGGAACGGTGGCTATCTAGACCGACTGCTAGTGAAGACCGAGACATGGCTGCAAAGCGTGGAACGCTTGCCCATGATCACGCGGAGCGTCTACTACGAGTCACCAGAAAACTCGCCATTCAAACCGCCAAAAAACGAAAAACCCTAAAACCCAACCAGCAGGGCCTGGAACGTTGCCCACCAGCCATCACCAGCTGGGCGCTGGATAAGGCCATTCAAAGCGCACCTAGGGTTGCCTGGAGCGCATCAGGCTATGCACGCGGCCTACGGGGGTGGATCGAATCCAACCTGGCGGCCATTCATGCGATTGAATTCAGCGTCCGGCATCCGCTTGGATTTGCTGGAACGGCAGACGCCCTGCTGGAGGTAAAGGACCGTAAAGGTCTCTATGTCGTGGACTGGAAAACCAGCGTCCGCGAAAGAAACGAAGACATGTTACAAAACTACATAGACCAATGCGGTGCATACTCGCTGGGGCTACGTGAAATGACCGGCATTCAAGCAGCTGGAGCGTTAATCGTGGTGGCACGTCGTACCGGAGCACCACAAGTCCGCGAGCTATCCGCACTAGAACTGGTCGGCGCCGAAACCAGGTTTAAGGAAAGGGTGGAACGTTACTTCTCGGGCCTAGCGGCCATCGAAAAATCGCATTCATAGCAGCGTCATACGCCTCTTTAAGGCTCAAGGGTTTGCATTCGCGCAGAAAAACCATATCGCTAACACCTGGAACGTGCTTTTTAACCAGGCGCCGTACAGCCACATCATCCTTGTATCCAATACTTATTGCACGTTCTTTAGCCCCATTTATGGTTAATAACCAGTGTTTTCCTTGGTACGTGGGATCAGCTGCCAATTCAGCTTCTGATTTGTAGGTGCTTGCAAATCTTGTGTGCAAGAAGTGATGTTGCCCATGTTCCTTGTAGTACACTGATTTGGATTTATTTGGTGCTGTACTGTAGCGCATCACCGTAATTCCTAATTTTGCATTCACTAGGAGTAACAAGACGCTAAAAATTCGCCCTTACCTAAATCGCCGCATTCAAGCGGCCACGGCCTAATTTGCCATTCAAGCAGCTGGAACGTGCTTCCACATGACGCCAGCGCACGGCGTGCCGCGTGATGCACCGACGTGGATATTACGAAATATTTCAGCGTGGAACGTCCATTGCCCATGGTGAGCAACACCAAACGGGGACACGCAAAGAAGCGGGCTTCGCCCACGGTTGGAACATTGTTCACGCTAGGCCGGAGCAAAATAAATCCAGCCCTAGGTTAGGACTGGCACGAGCTAACAGGTTGCGTTAAAAGCTAAAAAATACCTCCACCATAGCCACTTAGTTGATGAATTACAGCCTCTCCTTCATCTTCTTCCATAGTTTTACCAGTGTCAGGACGAACGATACACAATATCCGCGCAATCTCCCCCTGAAATTCATACATATCTTTAACATCGTCTTTATCCGATAAGTCTGGAAGAGCTTCTACCTTTTTGATCAAAAAATCAATACGGTCAATGGCCTGTTTATCAGTCATGGTTTTTAGGCTGGCTGGTGTTTTTCTAGGCGATTTCAAGCGTGGGGCGATTGCAGCGGTGATAGTTTTTCTTGTTTCAAGCCGCGCCATGCTCGGGCTTTGTCCATGGATTGAACCAATTTGGCCATAGCTGGTACGTCTCCACTGGCAGCGGCAATGTTGAAATGATGCTGCAACGTGGCGAGAATCGAAAGCGGTTCTAGGTCTTGTTCTGATTCTGCTGGCCCGTCATCGCTGGAATCTATGGTCTGCTGTGCTTGACGGATAGCGTCATAACTGACGGATCGGCTGATGCTAAATCGGACTGATGCCATGGTTGCCGCGCTGGAGTGTGTGATGCCGGATTCGAGCCATCCACGAATGACCGATAGGCGCTGCTCGATTTCTGCTTTGGTTGCCATGGTGTGGCGATTGAGTACGAAAGCACAATAAACGAGATTATCCGGAATTGCAAGATGATTGACGAATATTGGTGCGTTTTGGTTTTGGGGTTGACGGTTCCTTCTATTGTGCTCTAGTATCAGCAGGAACCACACCAAGGTCTCTTATGAAACACGTTCAACCTGCATTAGTGCTTTTAGATGCCCATGGCGTCTACATACCCCAGTTATGGTGCGCTGATCTTGACCAAGACCGGGCTGAGGCTATTGGCGCCAATTGGAGCGACGTTGAAGCCTGCAAACATGGGCCAGACCACGAATGGTATTGGGAAGCTTGGCAAGCAATTCTTGATGCTGTATCGATGACTGACGAACACGGCATAACTTGGAGGCTTTATCAGGATGGCGATCTTTGGGAGTTACCTGAAGGATTTAATTTTGATACGGAACACTAAACTGCTACTCTATTAACTCACCACACCAAGGTAACCAAAATGTTCGAACTAACAGTCATCGCAGCCTATGGTCGCGCCTACAACAGCAAAGCTGCAATCTGGTCTGACTGGTCCGCTGGTAAAGACTTTCAGATTGTCAGTATTGGTGGGAGCTATGGACGCTACATCAACAACGTCGACGCTGACCGTGCTGGTCTTGCTTGTGTGTTGGTCCGTTACGGGAAGGACTACAAGAAAAGCGCGAGCGTCAATCTGATCAAAGGTCGTATGAACTGATCTGCCACAGTATCAACTCACTTAAACCAACTTACGAAATCATGGTCACTACTTTTCAGGTCAACAAAACATCAAACCGCAAGCTCACCGCTAAAGGTCAGCCCGCAATGCTTGCGATGAGAACGTCTGCCGATAGTTGCCCCGCAACTTGCGAACACAAAATCAATAGGACGTGTTACGCAATGTTTGGTCATGAGGGCATCGCATGGAAGAAACTCAACGATGGTACGTCCAAACGTGGCGGCGACTGGCACTCTTACGACCATGG